CTGGAATCCGCTGTCCGAGGGGAGACAAGCCCACCACCAACACTAGGTTGGGAGGAGAAGACCTCATTTGAGGACACCTCCAACCAGCTTAGTGTAGGAGGTTAGTATAACACACCATAATGGAGGTTAGACATATCACACCGTGAATGGTGCCTCTTCGTTCATAATTCTTGTTGTCATGCCATATTACGCCGAATGCCTCAGTATCTTAATTAGATACGGAAACCTTTTCGGCGGAGTTGGCGAGCCTCATCTTCTCCGATAGTACATTCCGTTTCACTAGGACTGTACCCGTTACCGGAGAAGTATGCAGGATGATCGCGTGAGATTGCTTTCCAATCAACTCTTTGGTCTCTTGGGAAATACGGCTCTGTTACAGTATTCCGTAACGTAGCCACCTCACACCATTGACCAAGACGGTACCAATTATCACTCGATAATAAGTATGACGCCTTTGACTCGAATCTATCAGTAGGTACTCGACTTGTGTCGAATCCCGTCTCTGAATAAACTTGATACAACTTTGTAAGTTTATCATCCCGAAGATTAAAATACATTTGTATAGAGGACTTCGGAAGTGGAACTAGAGAGTTTTGATAGACTCGAGAGATGGTTTGGGCACGTACTTCAAATATACCATCGCGGACCATTTCACCGTTATATTCATACCGGCGACCGATTCGATAATCACCATCTGCCGTCCATGAAAACTGGAACAACTGGAGGTTATCATCTGGGTCCCGAACAATACCAGATCCACTCATATAAGGAGGAACATAGCTATTCGAAAGAGGATACGACTGGTATAGCTTCTTGCGAAGCTTTTCATACGTGTCACGAAAGTCAATTAATAAGCCCTGCATACCTGTACATCGGTGTGCGAAGAACTTCAATTGATTAAGGAAGGAGAGTTGGTCGATTAGGCCCCAATTCATAGGTATATACAAAGGACGAATGTAATTGCCTTCGTAATAATACCCCCCACAGCTTTCACGGAAGGGACCCGAAGAAAAGGACTTCTTCAGATTAGGAATCAGACCGTAGCTAGTTAATAGCTCGGTAACTTCCTTAAAGGATTCAGTGGGGATAACAATGTCATCACCATAAGCCGAATACACTTCGTATTCCTTATAGCCATCTCTCACCGTTCCACAACACACACTCAGGATCGCGCCAAAGATAGCCGTCTGAAGTGGAAAGGTGTAGCCATTACCTGTTGACATAAACTGAGCTAATGGGACTCGATGTCCATATATCTCCGTTGATTCACAGCGTAAGTCGTCCAATAGGTTGAACCAATCTTCTGGCAGGATTTGTGATAATACAGTGCGCGTCAGCGTTACTGAAGCACTCTTCAAGTCAAGAGTAGCATAATGACCAGTGATGGATCCCTCATGAGCTAGTTTCCGGTTACGGAACTGATCAGTCGTATCCATACAGCGGTCAACTACTTGTTCTCCTCTCAGTGTATATCTTCCCCTAACGCCTTTCAATCGACGTTCAATTTCTTCACCCACAGTTAGCTGGAGATTTGCATTCCAAGTCGGCTGCATCGCAGCAGGCCGATTCTCAGTTGCATTCTTAGCTACTGTGAAGTATACATCCGATTCCAAGTAAGCCCATGGGGCATCACCCGTAATTGGGTTCCCATAAGCTCGCCAAAGAACC